TAAAGGTTTCAGAATCCAAACCCCAATCCTCATAGAAATGCCAATGGGTGGGAGTTGTTAAATTATCTACACCCAACCTCTCTTGACAGTAAGCACGAAAGGAATCTACGAAAGGATAAATGACCCCATCAAGGTCAATTCCTACGTCAGTAATTACTTCACCCATTTTTGGTTCTCCATAGTCCACTTAACGGTCTTTTGCAGTGCTTCTTCTAATGAGTAGGGAGGAACCCAACCAGCAGAGATAATCTTGCTGTTATCCAAAGCGTAGCGGTGGTCATGTCCGGGGCGAGTTGAGTGGTAATCCACCTTCTCGTATTGATAGCCATGAATGTTAAGTACCTTTGCAATGGCATCTGTCATCTGCAAAACGTCACGCTCTTCTCCAGCAACGTGCCAACGGTTAGGGCGTGGTTCAATCTTGCCATCACCACTGTTGTAGGCAAGTGGCTTTGTTTCACGAAGAACCCAAAGAAGGGCGTCAGCATGGTTACGGGCGTGGAGCCAATGACGAGAAGAGAACAAGAACTTTGAAGGAGTGTCCTTACCGTGTAGGACAACGGATGTCTTGGACAACAAAGCCTTCATGGTCTTTGGCATGAACTTCTCAACATCTTGGCGCTCACCATACAAATTCATGGTGTTGGTGATGGTCAAAGGAAGACCGTAGGTGCGCCAGTAAGAAATAGCGATTGCCTCTTGTGCCACCTTGCTAGCCGCATATGGGTTAGATGGGAGCATTGGGTCAATCCACTCTCGGTGGGCGTAACCTTCAGGGGCTGCTCCGTACACCTCGTCTGTAGAAATTTGTACAAAGTGTTCCATGTTTGGAAGGTGTCGTGCCCACTCCACAAGATTGGTGGTAGCCATCACGTTGTTGTGGATAAATGGAACAGGGTCAGTAATTGACCGCTCAACATGTGACTCAGCAGCAAGGTGCAGAATGTAATTAACTTCTGGGAAACTGTCAGGAATTGGAGACCGAAGGTCATGCCACACAACTTTGACACGGAATGGGTCGTAGGTGGCGATGTCCGTAAGACGGTCTACACGACCTGCATAAGTAAGGGAATCTAGGACAACAATATCCCAGTCCGTATTGACGAGTAAGTGCTCTACAAGGTGGTGTCCAGCGAAACCGCACCCACCTGTTACTAAGACAGTTTTTGACATGGGGTGAGTCTATGCTCAAAATTAGGAGGCTGTCAACCCTCTTGAGATAAATCTATGATGTCGGCGTACATAGCATCTGTAGCGCCTGAATCCATACCACCATTTGGAAGCATACGGTTCATCTCTCCAGCCTTTTGCCCAAACAATCGGGACAGTACTCCGCTAGAACCACTGGCTTCTACCTTGAGGCTAACCATCTCTCGGTTATCAGAGATGTTTTTCATCTTGTCTACAAGGTTAAACAATCTGTCCATCTCTGACGATAAAGCAGGGTCAATACCTTGACCTTCCATCTCTTCGGCAAAGCGAGCGAACATCACACGACCCATTTGCATCTCAATAAGAGCACGCATTGCTGCGTTCAATTGGTCCTTTGTGCGAATCTCAATTGGGAGAGAAAATGCACATTCCGCATTTTCCTTAAAACTAGGACAACGAGAGGACAGATAGCAATTATTGCACTGCCGTAAAGGGTTGGCGTTATACTTTAAAACAGGGGTAGTTGTAGGGTTGATTTCAATAGATTCCCCATGCTCATCAAGGGTTTGCGACCCCATAGAGGTCACCATCTCTACACCCATTACTGGTAGTAATACACGTTCACCCTCGTGACGCTTCTCAGGCACGTTGATAGCAATACCTGTACCCTTAAAATCCGGAGTACCCACACTAGGGGTAGAAGGGGCAATAGCAATTATCTCATCGTTTTCAGGGGGGTTGAACTCTGCTTCATCATCCACATTTGAGGGGTCATAGCCCCCAAAAGTGCGACTCTCCCACTGCTTCCATGACTCAATAGCAAGAGCACCAACAGCAGACACAGAGTCTTCCATTACGTCATCTATATCAATACCAAGTCGGATGATGTCACTGCGATGCTTTTTACGGGCACTGTCCTTTTGTTGGGCGGGGTATCGGCGTAGACCATGACCATCCCACACCTGTGTCTCTCCATAGCGCATTACAGACGTCCACGAGACCACTACAACGGATTCCCAGTTGATGGCTTCAATAAGGTCAGGCTTAGATGTGATGCCAATTAACTTGGCTCCCCAACGCTCTGACAACTGCTTAATACGGCTGACGTTACGACCATTTACAGCCTTGTCACTGACAGCCACACGACCATACTTTTGACATAGCCAAGCAAGGCGCTCAATGTCCTGCTCGTCATTCCAAATGGGGACATACTTATCCCCAAGCCATGCGCCGTCATAGTCTGGGCGACCAATGATGACACTCAGACTGTCAGCGTGCTCACGGATAAAAGTATCGTAGCGAGCCACGTCCTCGTCATTCTCTGACAAGTATAGGAGAACCTCACCGCCACCAAACACCTCTGAAAGATTCAGTTCCTTCTTTTTAGGGATGGGGAAGTGTGTAAGGTTAATACCAAATCTAGTGACATTATTTGTCAGTAGTAGATTGCGATAGGAACCTTTCTCGGCACCACCAAAGTAAATCTTCATTCCCAGCCAGACCTGCGCCACATGGATGGGGAGTGGTTCTGTTCAACCAACATACGTTCAAGGTCATCTGCGTACAGGCGAACCATAGAGAAGCATGGCATCTCTCCGTGCTCTTCTGTCCACTGGTCTTCTTCTTCAGTGCTTGGTACACCATCGTGGTCTATACATACAGGTGGTCCACAAAAGGACTTTTCCAATCCGTACTTAAACCACTCTTCAAACGTCATCTCATCCAATTTCGCCCCAGTCTCTTTCTTTCTTTGCTAACTCTTGATTGTTAATTTCTTCTACCAGCACATCCCACCCCTTCATTTCCCGACCTTCCTTCCATTCAGGACGGATAGTGTCGGGGATAGTTACAAGCAAGGTGGGGATGCCGTGTCGTGCTACTTTAGCAATAGCCTCGGGGTCTATGTCAATGAACCAATGAAGTCTTCCGTAAACGGCACTCAACGACACGACTCTGTCATAGCGAACCTCAGAACCCTTTTCATGCACAATGTCTACAGCAGAGGCTTTGAACCCCTCACGCTTGAGCCACGCAAGAAGGATTTGCTCCCCTTGATGTCCATCTTTGTTGATGCCATCAGCAAGGATGATAATGCGCCCGTGGTAATAAGGGAACAAAGCGTTCCACAAACGGCGTGTCTCATTACGAGGTTGTCTCGCACCTAAGTCGTCTGCTGGAAGTGCAAGAGCGTCAAAGGTTATGATAATCATCCGTCGTACATACCCATAGCCTTGCGCTCAACGTGAGCAACATGGGCAGCGGCTGGGCAATACATGCACAGGAATTGGCGCTTGTCTGGTGGTACACCAGTCTTGCGACCAATTGTCTTAGACTCATCACACCAGTCGGGACAACCATTGGTGGGTCGGTTGTGCTTGTTAAAGCAACGAAGAGCATCAACCTTCAACTCGTCACGGAAGTCACGGATATAGACGTCCTGTTCTTTGAGTTCATTCTTCAAAGCAGTTTCCATGTCCAAGTTGGACGCAGTATCTGGGTCTACACGGAAGATGAGAGCACGACAGTTGTCAGGGTCTTGCACCTGTGCGTTGTGACGGTCACAAAGTTCACGAAGTTCCATGTCATACTCAGGTGGTCCATCGTAGGGACGCATCTTGTACATGATTCCATGAGTTTTGCAAACAAGGATACGGTCAAAGCCGGTCTCAGCCATTTTATACTCCTAATAGTTCGTAGGCACACAGCCTACATGATAACTACAGGGTTTGTCTAGTAGCCTTAACGGTTCTTAATAAAATTATTGAGCGCAGATTCGTCTGCGGTAATTCCACTTTTTAGCGTTTTAAGAGCAATATTATCGCTTGAATAACGAGACTCGTCAATCTTTTTAAGAAAGTCACGATTTAAACGATACTTATCAACCATACCCTGTGCTTTTTCAGGTGTTACCCCATACAGAGAGTTGGACTGTTCCGCAATCAATCTAGAAAGACGTGGCGTTGGGCGGTGGTTACTGCCTGTAGGCATTCCTCGGTGTGTAGTTCCCATTATTTAATCCTTAACGGTTCCTAATAGCCTTGTTGATGGCATTTCGTTCGGGAGCAGTACGTTCATTTGCTTCTTCTTCCGAAAGGTACCCAGTAGACACATCTTTAGCGTGCTCGTCTCGTGCATAACGGTAATGGTCAAGTTCACTTTGTGCATATTCAGAAGAGAAAGGACTCTTAAATGCTGATGTACTCATCTGACGAGCCAACAGTTGTGCAAGTCGTGGGGTTGGGCGGTGGTTGCCATTCAATGGCATTCCTCTGTGGTTATCTGGCATTATTTAATCCTTAACCTAGGTGGGCTTCTGGCAAGTCCATGCTTGGAACTTGCACGTTGTATTGAATGTTCAATTCAGCCTTGCGGATGGTCGCAGCAGTTGGGTCAACCTCACCACCACGACTTGGGGTGAGAGACTTGAACTTACCGTCACGAGCGCCTCGGCGCAAGTCTTGGTTACATGAACGAGATTCGTTAACAGCCATAATATAATCCTATCATTTATCAGGGACGAAGGTGGGAACACCATCTACGATTTTGACGCTACCCTTGGGCTTTTCCTTGGGCTTGTCATTGGTTTCGGTCTTGGTCTCAGGCTTTTTAACATCATCCAAAGTCACTGTCTCAGGCTTTGGTTTCTTGACGTCATCTAAGACAACCTTTTCACCCTTAGCCTTAGACTTCCGAGGAGCACGCTCCTTTTTAGCAGGCTTCTCTGCTGGAGGAAGGTCAGCGGCTGGGGTTGGCTTGTTGTCGTTAACAACCTTTGGCTCACCCATTGGCAATTGCCTATCTTCAGGAACACTGCGAGGACCTTGAAATCCCTCAGGAGGTGTGACACTTGCCTCAGGGGTTCCAGCAGGGCGTTCTGGAGCAGGTTTAGGAGTTTCCGTACTTGGAGTTGACGTCCCCGGAGGAAAGAAAGTGTTCATAATATCTTCTGAAGTGACGCCATCATCTGATGTATCACCCATTGGAACATTAGGACGGTCCGTGCGACGGGTTGGTGCACCACCACGAGTGGTAGGCATTACTTGTGTAGGTTCAACATCATTCATAGGAATACTTGGACGTCCAGTACGACTTGGTTCAATACGTTCTGCAAGACCTTCAACGTCCGCTGGAGTTGCTCGGTCAGGCCCACGACCATCAAACCAACCCCTACGACCACGGCTACGAGGAGGCTGGGTTGTACCAGTTGTTCCTGTGCCGGGGTCGGTCATTGGGATGGTTGGGCGCTCAGGTGAATCCCCACTGGGCGTTGGACGCTCAGTGCTACGAGGGGAATCACCTCGTGACGGGGGGCTATCAGGGTCCCTTGGAGGAGGGGTAGTTGTATTAGTAGTTGTAGTAGTGCTAGTACTTGGGTTGTCACCAACTTGTTGGTTGTTACCACCAGTATCACCAGTACGAACATTTGTACTGTTGTCGTTGTTGTCGCCACTAGGTGTGCTAGGTTGAGCACCGCCAGCAGGAGGACCGTCTAATACTGAAGGACCCCTGCGACCACTGGACATGTCAATGTCACCGCCAACGGAGCCATCGTTCCTACCGCCACGGGCATCACTATTACCAGTAGTAGCAGTGGATTCACTGTCACCACCCTTGGCAGCCTTTGCATCTGCCGTAACGGTTGTTTCACGTGCAGCGGCTTCTTTTCTATCAGCACGACGCTTACGCTCTCCTTCATTACGTTTGTCCATTCTGGCTCGCTCGTCAGGAGAAATATCTTCGGGATTACGACGAGTGCGAGCCTTCTTTGCAGGTTCAGCAGGGGCGCTACCATCGGTTGCAGTTGCGGTTGCAGTTGCTCTAGAGTCACCGGCACGGCTTTCGCTGCTGGCATCTCCCGAACGGCTTTCTCCACCGCTAGCATCTTGCCGTAGTGAGTTTCCTACGTTGCCATTAATGTTACGGCTTGAAGCATCAATGTTAGTACTATTGTCTTGACGCTTATCTTGTACGGCACCTGTTCCAGCAACATCACCAATGCTTCCTGAACGGCTGTCTTGTGGGGCAAATTGAATAGTAACGTTGCCCGAACCTGAACTGTCATCAACACTTACGTCGCCACCACGTCCACGGCGCATACCACGGCTACCTGCGGAACTAGTTACAGCACCAGTACCATTTTGAGTAATGGCTCCACCAAATTGACTCTGTGGATAACGACTAGAGCCACCCATGCCATAGTTAGGGGTTACTCCACCGCTAACACTACCACCACGATTGTTACGCAAGTTTCCAAAGATGGACGGGTTGCGCTCACCGCCAGTGTTACCACTCATGTCACGAGTGCCACCAACGGCACCACCTAGACTACGAGTGCCACCGAATACTCGGTTGCGACTATTACGTTGGGCTTCTTCTTGCCCCTCTTCCCATGTTGGCATTATGACCACAATCCTTGCATTGAGTATCGGCTAGAACCTTCAAAGTTTCCATTCATGAAACCATTACGGAACATGACTGGCGCCCCAGAAATCCAAGAACGGTAGGTTGGGGCATACCTACTCGTATTAAGAATGTCACGAATTCCCTGCTCTTGCTTGGCAAAGCCTCGTGACTCAGGAAACAATTCCTGAGGTACGACAGGACGAATCTGCCTGATGGTATCAGGGTCAGAAATTGCATTCTGCAAGGCTTGGTCTGTCAGTTGTTCCTGACGGGACTGCCACGGCTTATAGGGAACTTGAGGCATTATTTAGCGGTTGTTATACAATTTTGTACAAGTTGAACACAAATCTGCGTCACGACCATAAGCAGTTGTTGGGGTTACTGGACCTTTTTCATCACAGTGGCTACAACTACCTGAGTAGGACACATCACTGCGACCTACCTTGCGATTAGGGTGATGTGCTCTGTCTTCGGCGTATGAGCCGTCGTCACGATGTCCTGACATTATTTCTCCTCAAAAAATGAATCGGGATATTGTTCAAAATGTTCTCTTGGGTAACCCATACCGTGGTATTTAAAATGGTCTTCCCAATATTTGCTTTCAGCAAGGTCTGATGGAGATAAGTGTTCTCCTTCAGTATCAATGTTTGTAATAGATGGACGTGGGATACCATTAGCAGGAGCCACATCTGTGTCTTGACTATGGGTTACACGATTACCCTTACGAGGTGTTGGGGTATGGTTGCCATTCAGTGGCGTACCTCTGTGATTATCTGGCACTAGTGTTCCTTACCAAAAGCATCTTTAATTGCATCAAGCACGGTGTCACGCTTGAAACGAGATTGTTCTTGCTCGTACTCAGTGGGTTCCCACTCAACACCACGGTTACGACGAGTCAAGTCCAGTGGACCACCGCCCATGTCATAGGTGTCTTCTTCTGTGGTGATTGCACCTTCGTAACCTTGCCATGCGTCATCACGACCTGCGGCTGATTCTGAGTACCCAGAGAATGGGTCTAGGGCACGGGCGAGTTCTGAACGACCACCTGAGCGTCCGGGGTGGTACGCACGGTCTTCGTGACTCTTACCATGTACTGAAGGAATTGGTTTCTTCATGGGTTACTTCCAAGCAGGCATTAGGCTCTTAAAATAAGAACGTCGTACAGGGTTAATTTCTGCTGGTGTGTCTTTGTTGGTTGGAATACCCCGTGGTCCAACCTTTCCATCATTTGTTAAACGCACAGGTTCAGCACCCGGAGGTGAAAACTTCTTACCTTGAGACTCAAGGACAAGACCTGTGTACATATTAAACTCATCAGGCCAGAGGTAATCTCCGGGATTGATGCGCTCTCCTTTGTGAACACCACGGCTGTACTGCCGAGCGTTCATGCGGCTCATTGTTCCAAGCAACTTATCTTGTCGGCGGTTTGCCGACATGGTGCCTAGGTAACCATCGGGGTGGACGGTATCTGGTTGAGAACGGTAGCCCGAAAGCAATTCATCTTTAGATGAACGCCATACAGGGCTTGGACCATACGCACCAGTAGGGTCAGAGTTAGGATTATCTGAAGGGTTAGTCCAAGATGTAAACGTTGATTGCTGAGCCATCAGTAATCTTCCTCATCTTCCTGTGGACGTCTACTGTCCATAAACTTGTTTACAGCGTGGTAAGCCGCCGCACCTGCAAGAGCACCCACTGGACCACCCATTACTTGTGCGCCAATAAGAGCGCCTGCTCCTACCCACATGGCATTACGAACCTTGTGATGGTCCATTCCATGACCTTCATCAAAAAAACCTCTGCGAGACATTAGCGCAAACCTCCAGCAGACGGACCGCCAAGCAAGCCACCTTGTCCACCACCTACAAGACCAACAGGACGTGGACGTTCCTGCGCCTTACGGTACTTGCTAGCAGTTGGACGGCGTGATGGCTTGCGACTACTCATTTGTAGTAATCCTCAGATGTTGGGTTTTCGTCATCTCCCGTGCCTTTGCCCATCTTTCCTTGGTTGTCACCATAGGAAGACCAATCAGGACTCTTAGGACCCTTTTTAAACTTGTCGTTGTTTGGCTCGTCACCTACGTTGGTGTACTTACCATTGTCAGGTCCTGAAGGTCCCTTACCACCACCGCCACCAGCAGGAGCGGCTTTAGGTTCTGTCGTAAAACGTTCATCAAGGTATTCAACAGAAGCAGGGGCGACTTGCATCCCTGCTGCGTGCTCAGTAAATTGAGGTCCGTTAGGTCTTGGCATGTTCTTTACTTACTAAGAAGGACGTTGCTTACGGGTCTTGTATGTTTCGGTACTACGAATAACGTCCGAAACGTCTGTGTAATCATCAGAAGTATGGTCAATCCCCTTACCATAACGACCACCGGGGTTCATGTTGTAATCCTCACGTGGTTGCATGGATTGACCTTTTGCATCAGTGCCATAGTCGTTTACTCGGTCACCTTCGTGCATTTTTTGCACTTCAATGAGGTTGCCAGTTTCTTTATGTTGCATCATGCGAGGCTTTGTTTCAGGAACTACGTCGTCTAAGTGACCCATACGACCTGCGGTATCTGCCGAACCTGCGCCATAAACACGACCAAAAGATGGGCTAGGTTGCATACCACCCTTAGAGGTTGGAGCCAGACCTTTCATGGTGGCTCGGTCAACTCCTTGCCCACGGGCACCGTATGCTTCACCAATACGAGGACCAATAAAACCGTCAGCATGTGCAATTGTGTGTTGGTCATATTGACGCTGTGCAGTTTCTTGAGGAGTACGACCACCGGGGGAAGTAGAACCCTGACGTGTGGCTTCGTAATGGGCTGCGGCTTGGCGCTCAGGGTCTCCCCAGTTACCGCCTGCTACTTGACCATCGGTACCCTTTACAGGTCCTGTGCCTTCATAGTGTGCGTTGTCTCCACGACCTGCACCTGAACCACCACGCATGTTTGACTTAATTGCCATAACTACCTTACTTTACAATGGGTTTGAAAGAGATAGCGGAGATAGTTTCCCCGTTTTCTCCAAGGATGTCATCAAATCCGATGACGAACGAAAGGTCTGTGCCACGGGGGGCTACAAAACCACGAGCAATAGCGGCTGCTTTAGCCGCTTGATTGACAGCAGATGCCCCAATTGCACGCATTTTAGGCAACTGTCCAGCATTGATGGCACGAGCCATAATAGAACCCACAGACTGAGGGTTGCTGGAACCAGACACTTTGAGAACATCATCAATAGTGGTATTCAATTCTTGAGACATAGGGTACTCCTGTTAAAACTTGTACCCTTTAATACTAGTTGTAGTCTGCCTCTGATAACAGTTCCGTGAAGTCTTCCAACCTCATCACAACATAGGAGTCACCTAATGCTTTTTCACCTTTGCCCGGTCTCTTCACAACCAACGCAGGAACAGCACCACCAAGACGTGCAGCCTGTTCTACCGTGTCATTAAGCCACTGGCTAAGTTGGAATGCCTTTTGGTTCTTGCACTGAACGGCTACTTTACGAAGAGTCGCCTTACGAGCAATCCCATTAATATCCCCAGTGTCGTTGCCACCAGAAAGTGCAGGACGGTGAGCATGGATAAAACCTTTACCAATTAAATAATCTCTGACTAATACTTCAAAAGAAGTTCCTTTGGCTTTTGCTTTATTCCCCACTGAACTTCTCTCCAAAGAATACACCACAAAAGAAGATTGCAACTAACTGAATTATTTGAATAATAAAATCAGCCACGGGCTAACTCCTTAGCCAAACGCTCTGACTCTGCTTCTAAAGCACGTACTTGAATCCTAAGTTCGTTGCGCTCAATTTCAATTTGGCGAGCCTTTGTCATCAACTTGTCAAAGTTGTGACGCCAGAACCAACCAAAGGTTCCGTCACTGCCGTAGCACGCTGGTTCTACTGGTCTTGTTAATTCACTCATTAGTATCCTCTCCATTTCGTAAGTTCTTCTTTTAGTCTTTCTATCTCAAGAAGTAGTTCCTTGCAATAGTCTCTTAAACGTTTTGTTTGTTCTTGTAACTCTGAACAGCAATCACTCACTTTAACTCACCTTGATACCGTGGGGCAGAGGTGTATAGGTAGTTGACACCTTGTGCTGTAATCTTCCAAGAATCTGGTCCTACAGATGTCAGTAACTCACGGGCTTCAAGGCGTTGCATGGTTTCACGGGCACGGTAAGGGCGTCTAAAGAAATGAGGAAAGAAATTACGAACTTGCTCAGGAGTAATCTCTTTTTTAGCAAAGCGTGCGTAACGCAGAACTCTAATAGAGGTTCCATTAATATGAAACTTTGGTTTTGTAGTTGTACTCATGCTGTGTATCTTCCTTGACGTCGTTCTTGTGGTGCCATTGAAATGCGCCGACTAAGTTCCCGACTAAGAACTTGGGCACTACGTTCACAGCGTTCAAACACTGATTCTGTTAATTTCCGCACGGCACGTGCGTGTGCGTATTCCTCTAAGGCTTCAACAACTGATGGGTCAGTGTCACGGCGAGCCTTAGCAAGCGTTACTGTATCGCCTTTTGAACCTTCTCCCCACTGAGAGATTAAGATTGTGGCTTCCTTAAATTTCTGCTGGTTAGCAGCACGTTCTTCAGTAATCTCCGATAAAACCAGTTCGGCTTTAGCGTAGGAACCCCATGAAATGAATTCCCGATACAACTCCATAAGGTCTGCATCTGGCATGTCATCTAAGTAGGGAGGAAGTTCAGGAAGCACATCGCCCGGTTTATCAGGCAACGAGAACTTACTGAAAAAGTCCCCCATCAATGGTGACTTGAGTGCTAGTGGGTGCGTCATTATCTTCTTTCCAACATACTTTCTTATATGGGCAAGCCTTGCAAGCCTTGTTTGATGAGTCCTCTATCCACATGGGACGCATCGGTGGGATGCCAGACTCTAACGCACGAATGACAGACTTGCAACCGGCAAGGATGCCTTCAATCAAATGTGGTTGGTACTTAACTGAGAACTCTTTAACTTCTTGTGTTGCCTTCCATTCATAGATGAATACTGCATCATGAATGTCCAAGCAGAACATATACAAGTTCACTTGACGAAGATGAGTCATGAAAGGTTGGCGAACCTTCTTCCACATCTCATCAGGACTAGAAGAAGTTGAGAACAGTTCAAAGTCCTCCATGCGGATGGTTCCAGCGCCGACACTCTTAATCTCAAGAATGGCACGACCCTTCTTGTCATTGATGATGCCATCAGCATGACCGAGGAGCATGTACTCATCATTAGAGATGGGTGCCTCTACTGCTTCCATGACGCCTGCTTCTTGTAACCAAGACTGCCACTTAGCATGGATGGCGTGACCCTCTGCAAAGATGTTTAGGGTTTGAAAAGCAAAAGGCTTCTCATCCTTTTCGTATCCCTTAATGGTGTACCACGATGAACGTGGGCACCAGTCCTTCTTACAAATCTCTGATGGATGGAGATGGAGTGTGTCACGAGTGCTATTAAGTTGTTCACGTACAAGAACTTCTTCTACTACAGGTACAAGACGCAACCGAGAGTTTAAGGTGTTCTTATAGTTTTTAAGGTGCCAAGGCGTATCAGTCATTGTCTTCAATCATTGCTAAAAAATCATCTTCCAAAAGAACAACGTAATTACGGCTATTGAGGTCAAATTGCAAAACAGGTACACGGTCTTCAATAATCGCACGTTCTCTCAATTCTCTAAGGTCTACTTCTTTGAGCGTAATGCTCTTTGTGCCGATAGTCAACTTGTTTTCAATAAGAAACTTGGTAGAACGTACATCGTTCTTTCGTAACCAGAAAGACCCAGAGCCAGCGTTACGACTACCGTTGTAGGTATCTGCTGAACGTTTCTCTTGCTTACGGGACTTCTTCATGATGTCCTTGCGGTCATCAGCCCCTAGGGTCATGGTGCAGGGATTTCAAAGTGGTTAAAGACTTCAGAACGCAATTGTGCTTGCATGTCCAAGTCTTCACGGAAAGCCAAGAGCATTGCTTCCTTACCCTGCCAACGCTGTTCGTTGTATGAGTAGTAAGCGCCTGCACGTGTGATGATGTCTACCGAAGCGGCAATGTTAATCATGTCTTTGACAGTATCAAAGTCACCAAACTCAAAGCCATTGGCGTGCGTAAAGTAGAAGTCAACAATGGCTGACTTATTAGGAGCACTGGTCTTGTTCTTGAGAGTGCGACCCTTAATGGACTGACCAACAGTCTCATCTTTAGCCTTCAACCATTCGTCACGCTTGACCTCAACACGGCAGAAGTAATGGAAGTTCTTAGCCTTACCACCGGGAGTGGTACGAGGGTCACCCCACATCACACCAATCTTGTCACGCCACTGGTTAATCATGATTCCTGTACAACCACGGTCTTCATGAATAAGAGAACGCTTCTGAGCCTTAGAAGCCTTGCGGAAGAACTTACCTGTTAGACGAGCACCAAGACCCATCGTAAACTCTTCCATTGTCTTCTCAGCCTCATCACCGGGTACAAGGGCTGGCAAAGAGTCAATGACAACCATGTCAACTGCACGACTATCCATAACACGAATAACAAGGTCATACACCTGTTCCATGAGGTTGGTCTCTACAACCCACAAGCGGTCAAGGTCTACACCAATAGCCTTTGCGTATTCAGGGACGTACTCTTCAGCCGCTACCCAAAGAGCGCAGAAATTAGGGTCCAACGCTTGGTTAGCCGCAATAGTCTTGTATGCCATAGCAGTCTTACCTGATGACTCTTCCCCGATAATCTCACTCCACTGGTTAACGGGCCATCCTCCACCGAGCATGAGGTCATACGCAAGAACACCTGTGGTAATTCGGGGCATCTCTTCTTTAACATCACTACCTTTAACAATAATGTCGTCTCCATACTTCTTCTTAATAGAAGAAATGATGGATGCTAATGATTCTCTTGTTACGTCTGTAGACATTTTATTCCTTATTTAACCCCAAGAGCCTTGTTGCCCTTGGTCATATAAACCATTCCAACCACACTCGTAACAACGAGGTGCCGGCGATGCACCATTCAAGGTGTTTCCTTTTGAACGGTTGAACACGTTACCACTTCCACAGTCAGGACAGTTCATTGCATTACGTGCTGCTTCACCGCCATTAGAGTGACCACGTTGTAAAGCCTCTGACAATGACTCAGGTGGTGGAAGGTTCTCGGTACGTGGTTGTACAGGCTGAGGGTTTTGAGGAGTTACTGTTACATCCCCAAAACGCATAGGAACATTCACAGGTGGCAGACCAGTACGGTCTACCGATGGCTTCTCACCTGCAAGTTTCTTTGTCCACCAATCACTCATCTTCGTCCTCTAGGTCTTCGGGGTCTAAAAATAAACCAAGTTTCCCACTATCCATCATCCTATTTAACATCGCCGCAGAGAACACTGTCAAGGCTGAACTAAACTCATCTGGAGGGGAACTAATTTTATCTGATGTCTTTAAGAAATCAACAAACCATTCAACGGATTCTCCAATGTCTTGGAGTGTCCCCGTTTTATGCAAAGTAAGCCATCTAGACATTACGTCCATGATTTCCATTTCTTGCACTTCTTCTGACGGTGGGGAGAACCCCATAATGTCTGCGTACTTTTGACCCTCTGTAGGGGAAAGCATCAGATAAAACATTCTTTGGTCTATAGCGTCCATTAGCCCTTAGCCTCTGCCCAATTGATGGCGTGATGATAGGAGACCTTGATTGGTACTCCGTTCAATACCTTACCATCACCCATAGCCACTAAGAATGGTTCTACAATCTCATCTACAAGACTGTCGGGCACCGCTACCACAAGTTCGTCATGAACTTGAACAAGCATGTGAGCGCCTGTGTTTTCAAGGGTTTTATAGATATCAATCATGGCGGTCTTACAGATGTCAGCGGCTGACCCCTGCACTACAGCGTTAACTGCTTGCCGTTCCGCACGAGAACGAGCCTCAGAATCAGAAGACATAAGGTCTGGCAGTCGGCGTCTACGACCCGAGATAGTCGTTACATAACCTTGCTTACGACCTGTAGCCACTATCTTTTGTTTCCACTCAGTCAATCCTGAGAACTGTCGGTAGTACTCCTGAATCATATGCTGGGCTTGTTCAAAAGGGATGCCCGTGGTACGGGCTAACTTTCCTGCTCCACCACCGTAGGCGGTCAAAAAGTTAACACCCTTACCAATCTGACGTTCTTCGCTGGTTACCTCGTCTACAGTCTTCCCAAAGAGTAGAGCAGCAGCGCCAGTATGGATATCAATATTATTGTTGAAGACATTAAGTAACTCCTTATCTTGAGAGAACATAGCCATAACACGAAGTTCAATCTGGTCGTAGTCAGCCACAAGAAGGGTGTGGTCATCGGGGGCTACGAACAGACTGCGAACACTGGACTCTCGGGGGATGTTCTGAAGGTTGGGGTCACTAGAGGACATACGCCCTGTAGTGGTCCTGTGAAGGTGGAACGATGGATGAAGGCGACTGTTATTCAACTTAGGCAACAAGCCATCAACATAAGTTGACTTTAACTTCTGTGTTTCAGACCACTCAACTAACAAGGACAGAGCAGGGTGTTTTGCCTCTAGAAATCGGAGAGACTCTTCATCTACTGAGGGTGCTCCACCTTTTGTCAACTTGTATGGCTTTAGCCCCAAACCACCTTCACGCTTCTTATTAAACAAAAACTGCTGTTTGTGTTTTGTAGAGTCTGGGTTGAACCCAGCAGGTGTGTACTCAGAAAGTGCCAACAAGATGTCACGCATACGACCATCTAGTTCTTTACCAAGGGTTTTCATGTTGCGTTGTGCAACAGGGATACCTTGATTCTCCATGTGCATCAGGATTCTAAGAACCTCTGAGTCTTGGTAGAAACAATCCATTAAAGTCGTATCTAGTTTTACCTTGCTCCACAAACGCTGGTATAGCATCCATGTCCAACGAACATCTAGATGTACGTAATGAGATGCCTTACTAAAAGGAACCTGCGTAATAATCTTGCCTAACTTACCGTCACGAGCGTAAGCGTCATGCTTACCGTAGTTGTGTCCAATCAGTTGCTCCAATGAGTAGGACATCAAGTTCTCATTGACAATGTGCTGAAGCAACATAGTGTCTGCGTAAGGTCCGGGAGGAATCTCCCCATAGTATTTACTGATAGAGCGAGCATCAAACTTAACGTTGTGCCCAACTTTAACAAGGTCACTAAAGAACAAAGGTCGCAAAGCCTCAAAGACTTCAGACCTGCTTAGTTGAGCAGGAGGTTCAGACATAACGGCAGGGATGTGGTACCTAGCCTTGGCGGTTGATTCTTGACCACTCTTTAAAAGTTTGCGGTAACCCTCTGGTGGGACAGTAGAACCATCACCTGTTTCTTCAGGAGTAATAATCTCCCCAACTTCATGACCCATTGGGATAGCCCATGAGTGTCCTGTAGTTGCAAGACCAATCCAAAAGACGTCATTCAACAAAGGATTGAGTGCAATAAGACCACGGTACTTGTCTGTGAAGTTATCGTGTGCACGCTTTTGAATCTCAGGACTTGGATTCTTTAAAGAAGCAACATGTTCTTTCCATGCCTTTTCCATGTTTTCCAACATGGTGGGGTGACGCTCTAGTATTCCCCGTGTTTCAACGTCAAAGACAAAAGCGCCAACTCCCTTGATGATTTCAACAATCTCTGCTAATTCATCAAGGGAGGTGACAACATCTACACGAGGAGGCGTTGTGCCTCCCACGGTCACGAGAGGTCTTCGTCTGCGACTGAGAGCAAGTCCTTGCGAGCAGGGATTGCAATGATGTCAGGCGTGTATGCCTTGTTACGAAGAACCTTAAAGGAGTCATCGGTGATGCCTTCAATGTTCCACTCTTCAAGGTCACGTTCCTTGACAATCTGGTGTGCGGTTGCTGTAGTAGCACCCTTACCAGTCTTGCTCACTGCCCAGTAGTGCTTAGACAATGGGCCTGTACGTGGGTCAGTGTGGAAGTTCTTCAACTGGTCAATGACTCGTGGTCCAACTTCATAGGACTTGAGAACAGGCTCCTCGCCGGGTACCAACAATGCAACGTTAAATGCAATGCGTACTGAGGGGCGACTACCTGAGTCGCACAATGGGCAACCCTTGTCATCAATGTCACCAATACAAACAAAAGACTTCTGTCCTTGACGCTCAATCCAGTGCTGCTTCCAAGAAGCATATGGCTCGTCACTAAGGAACTTAATGATGATGGGGTCTTCTGAAACCTTCAAACGCTGTGCGAATGGAGAGTCAGCGTTCTTCACATCTTCTACTGCATTCCAACCACCACGGATGACTGTGCGTCCTGCTGGCTTGGGGGTAAATTCTTCTTCTTCTGACGTAAATTCGTCTTCATCATATTTGCTCATGGTTTTTCCTAACGTATCCAAGTATTTTTGATATATGTTTTGAACGCTTCCCAGTTTGCTTGCTGGGGGTTGCTCAGCCCAAATTGTTCCACACCATCTATAAGCGTGTCAAGTTGCTGTTGACTATAAAGTCGTCTGCCCTTTTGTGCTTTGTCAGGTATTTGTGGACTGTTTGGGGGTGGTGTGCGAAAACTAGGTTTTGGAATCCAACCTTTGCTTTCCCACATCCGTAGTGTAACAGGGCGTTTGCCCAATGCCTTACACACTTCACCAATAGTAAAGAACATTTGCTTTTCACCATTGATTACGTACTCTTTCCCTTTTGCGCCGTTGTAACGGTCTTGCAAAAGAGAGTTAGCAATCTTTTTAGATTCTGGTCTGTTTTTAGGTAGTCGCTTTCCCGGAAAGTCGGGAAGGTCCCCAAACAATTCTAAAGGGTCTCTCATGCCTTAAAAGCCCAAGTTTCTTTCTCAGTATAAAAACCCTGAATAGTTTCTTCTTCGTCTTTGTGGTTCCAAGCGTATCCAAGAAGTTTGTCCTCATCAAGAACTTCTACAACTTTTCTAAGGTCTTCCCAAAGACCATGCTCACGTGCCCACTGCTCTGCGGCTTCTGCGTTAAAGGAACGACTAACACGGCGTTCGTACTTTAACTCAATGCTTCCAACTTTGTACCACTTGTGACCTTTGTCATCTTCGTAGCCGTTGGCTTGAAGGGCTTCAATAAGTTCAGCCTTCATTTCGTTCTGTCGTTTTGTTAAGGCTTCAATACCTTCTTTAGACTTCTTAAACTCTTGTGCAAGTCTTTCGTAGTAATCTTCTGGCTTATTCATATTCATACCTCTGAGTGGCTTAAGAACTCGGACAGTGTGCCCAAATTCAATTCAAACTTACCTTGTTGGTCATACCCTTTGTCAAGGAAGGCTGAGTTAATTCCTCGTTTTTGTTGGAGCATTTCGTATTGACGTTCCTCAATAGACCCCTTCATTACGAAGGAGGTAATTGTAACATGGGGGTGTGTTGAAGATAGACGGATGATTCGGGCATCTCTTTGGTCCAATTTGCCAGCCGACCAAGGGAGGTCGTAAGAGATGAGGTAATTGGCTTGTGGTAAGTCCACCCCATAACCTCCCGCATCAGAGGATAAAAAGAGCCGAACATTACTATCGGTTTGGAATTTCTGCTTAGCACGGTCTCGCTCATCCGCACCCATACCACCCATGAATAGTACGCTCTCAGTAATTCCTTTAGTTGCTTGTTGGATAAGCCGTAGGTTCTTCTTAAAAAACGAGAATAAAACCACTTTGTTATTTGGGTCTTCACTTAGGACATCCGTAATGTATTCAATAACTGTTTCTAGTTTTGGTGCTTTTATTGATGACGGAACCATTCCGGCTCCGACGAGTTTTGAGGCATACGCCGACCCCTCTCCTGTAACTCCGGGGTCATCGTAAGCCGATGCTGAATCCAAAACCAAGTTCGGATTATCGCAAAGCATCCGCAAAACAGTAAGACGTGCCATGATTTGACCTTGTGCTTCATTTCCTGTACCTCCGTGGTAGTGGGACCAGAGGTCAAATGAACGACCATTCTGGGTTATTGCTTTTTGAATCTCGTTAAGAAGGTCAGACGAAATGATTTTATATAACTGTGCACCATGTTTATCAAACTGCACAGGAATCACTTGGTTAATTACTTGTGGTAACTGGTCTTGAATATCTTCACGAGTTTTACGAACCATTGCTTCTGTAAGTGATTCATTAAGTTGTTTTAAGTTTCGGTAACGAGTTGGTTTACCGAAATGGTCACGCACAATAAAGGTGCGGTCAAACAAATCAAATTTACCTAACACAGATGAGTCAACAAACTGCATGATAGAAAACAGTTCTTCAGGTCGGTTCTCAATTGGTTGACCTGTTAGAGCAAAGCGATAATGGCACTTAGCACCTAACTTCTTTAACATCTTAGAACGTTTGGCAGTAAACGATTTAATGATTGTGGCTTCGTCAATAACCATTGCGTTGAACCGCATAGATTCCCAATGAGGTAAATCTTTAATGAGGCTTTCAGGGTTGACAATAACGTATTGGCAACCAATTGCAAGACGCCACAACTTCTCACGTTGGCTAGGTGTGCCGTCAATAACAATTGCTTTAGAAGTAGTGAACTTTGTTATTTCTCTATACCACTGATACTTAAGAGATGATGGAACAACAACACATACTTTAGAAATCTCATCTTGGTCTAGAAGAGTTTCAATACATGCAAGAGTTGTAGGAGTCTTACCAGCACCCATGACCATTGCTAAAAGCATCTGACCACGCTCAACCATGCGCTCCATAGCCTCTTGCTGGAATGGGTACAGGGTTCCTGTAAAGGTCACTGCAACCACCAAGGGAGTACTTGTGCTTCACGTACAGCAGTAAGTATTTGAGCGTCTGTCATGTCACCTAAGTCTTTAGCGTTTGTGTGGGAGTACTTTAACCATTTTACACCGCCCTTAAAACGGGGAAGTGTTTTCCACAAGCGCATACCCGATTCAATACCTGCTGAATCGTTATCCATTGCAACAATCAAGGTGTCGGCAATGTCATTAGCAAGGTGTATTTGCTGCTTGCTGACGTATGCACCAAAGGTAGCCAAGCCGCTTACCTCTTCGGTAACTCCTGCAAGACGCACTACGTCAAGTGGAGACTCTACAAGCACTGCCACCTTTGACTTAATGCGCTCAACCCCAAACAAGGACTCGCTCTTCTTAACACCAATTGGATAGTTACGAACCCAATCCTTTTTCTTCTCTTGCCAGCCGCTTAATTCTCCTTCAGCAGAGACAATGGGAATAACCCATGATTTGTTTTCAGGGTTCCATTTGATACCGAAGCGGCGAGCAACAGTGGCATCTAAACTTTTACGCTCTAACAAACGCTCAGGCACATCAGAAAACTTGTTAAAAGTAATCCAGTCAATGTCAGGCTGTGGTTCTTCACGTTCAACTTCGGTCAAACGATTCAATCCAGACTCAATGAGGAAAGAATGAACTTCCCAAATGGACTTGTAATCACCTGTTAACTCTGACACCAAACCATAGAGGCTTCCACGTGCGCCACATGAATAACAAATCCATGCACCTGTGGTGGCGTTCATAGACCATGATGGAGAGCGGTCAACATGACCTGTGACTTTAAGATGGACAGGGCAACATCCTGAAATCTCTTTTTCACCTATACGGCGAACGTCTACACCTAACTGTGAAAGTACAGAGGATAGGTCAGTAATACCAGTTGTCATTATCGCCACTTTCGTCCACCTCCGTAAAGTCCATGTGTTCCCAGTCCCACTTGATTCGCACTTCACCCTTAGGCGCTGTACGAGCAAGGATTACTCGGATGATTGATTGGTTGTCAATGTCGGGGTCTGATTCAACACCGAGCACTAAGTCAGAGTCTTGTACAAATGAAGATGAGTAGCCAATAGAGTCTGCTGTTACTTGACGAGACTTCTTGTTTCCCAACTTCCAAGACAGTACCTGCGTGGTTCCTACGATTGGAATATCAAACCTCTGAGCAAGGCGTTTAAGAGAACGTGTGATGTTTGTAAGAGCCTGAGAACTTCCCTTAGGCTCACCATTCTCATCGTCCATCAAATACACACCGTCAACAAAAAGAATGCCGGGGCGATACTGCTGTACTTTGGCAGCGATTGCGCTTACCGTTGTAAGTGATGAAGAGTCTTCTGTAAAGCGGAATGGGTGCATGTTCTTTTGAAGACGCAGTGCCTTTTGAATCTTGTCCATTTCGTTTTTTGTAAGGTCGCCACGAATAATCTTTGTATGAGATACACCTGAAAGCAAAGCGTCATAACGGGCTTCTTGTTCTTCAATACTCATCTCAAACGAAACAAACATAGGCGTGATGCCGTGTTGGTGAGCGGAGTTAGCCATGATGAGCGCCATCATTGACTTACCTTTCTTTGCTTCACCAACAAATGTAATTAACTGTTGTGGTCGCAAGCCTGCTGTAATCCTGTCAAGACCCATGAACCCCGTTGGAATACCTCGTAATGCGTTAGGCATATTACGCATCTCTTCGTAACGAGCAAGACGTGATTCCCAGTTTTGAATGATGTCTACGTCACGAAGACGTGCAGTTTCAAGTGAGGCTTTTTGCAAACCCTCTGACAACTTTTGGTATGCCTCATCAATGTCATTGTCATTGAGCAAAGGCATCGCTGTTGCAATAGAAGTAATAATGTGCTCACGTTTGTAAGCGTGGTACAACTCATCAACGAGCGCAGAGAATGGTTCTGCTTCAGCATCGTAAACAGTGACATCACCAAACTCTTGTTTGAACACTCGTGCTGTTGGAACTGTCCCATGCTTACGCCAGTAATCAAGAACCCAAATCCACATGTTTTGGTAGTCGCCTGTGAAGTGGTCAGGACGAAGACCTGCTTCAATAACTTCTGATACGGAACCAGTCTGAATAACCTTACTAATCAGAAGGTGTTCGGCATTTGCCATTAGATGGTCCACGCTTTCTTGTTGTCTACTACGGTTGCTCTAAGACCAATGATTGCTGCTTGCTCTTGGTCTGGGACGTAGATAGTACGCACTGAACGCTTAAAACGCAAGTCATAGGCTAAATCTTCTATGTCGTTGTATGAGAACACTGGAAGAGAGATGCTCTTACGAAGTAAAAAGTCTTCAATTGCATCTACAGCATCACTTCCTAAGAATGTATAAACCTCTGTATTTACACCCAGACGGTCAGAGGTATCAATCAAAGCCTTTAGTGGAAGTTCATGGGCTTTCCATTTACGTAACTCTTTGTCCCAGTCATTGCTAGAGCGTTCAAAGAATTTACGCACTGGAGGTGATGCAAGTAAACCTTCAAAGATGACGCCTTGTCCGATGTCACCAAAGGCTCCGATGTCATTCCCCTGCATTACTAATCACCTTTCGGTAATCCTGACCCTCAACATTAATCAAGTAGCAACTCTCTTGAAGGATAGACATCAAACGCTTACCATACACACGAGAAAGTTCAGCAGGTGGAAGAACACTAGTCACAATTGTAATAAGTCGTTCTTCGTAGCGATTGTCAATCAAAGAGATAATTGCGTTACGAGCAAACTCCGTGGTTGCACGTTCAGAACCAAGACCATCTAGTACCAAGATATCAAAAGTGCGGCGCATGTACTTGAGAAGGAATGGGTCAGAATAAGGCTCTGGCAAGTCACCATCATTCCTCATCTCATCGTAGACCATCTCAATGTAACGGTCTGCCGTAATAAAGATGCCAGAGACGTTGTGAGCGCCGACAACTTGGAGGGCTGCTCCCTGAGCCAAGTGAGTCTTACCGACGCCTGTGTGCCCGTACAAGTACAAACCCATGCCTTCTTCACGGTTGCGTAGAACTGAAGAACACCAATGGTTGATGGCATCAAACGAATCTTCATCACCGTTTGCCTTGTCGTAGTTCTCAAGTGTCTTATCTCGGTACCGAGCAGGGATACGCAGGTTCTTAATGCGGTCTTCTTTAGAACGGTTTTGCCAGTATTTGTTGCTATGCCATTCAGCCATTGTCATCTCTCATTAATCGTGGGTCAATCTTGGGGTCGCCATCATAGTCGTATTCTGTCTCAAAGCGTCCCACCTTGTTCGCCAATGTATCTAGGCGACCAATGAAAGCCTTCCATGCAGGTATGCCGTCAGTCAATGGCTTTGCTTGAATGTCTTTATTGAACTGAGCAATCATGGCTCTGATGTCATCATACGTTCTACCTGTGTCAAGGATTTTACGAAACGCTTTCATCATGGCTGGACCATTGACTTGTGAATTCATTAAGTTTCCGGTGTCCATCATTAACTGGTCACGGAACTCGTAGACCAAGGATGCGGTGGTGTCCTTGCGTTTGGGTTTCTTAGGTGCTGGTGGAGTGTAGGAATCCTTGTCCGAGCCATAGGCGTTGCCCCAGTCGTCTTGATACTTGCTCATCACTTCATCAACCTCGGGTCAATTTTTCCCTTTCTAGTTTGTTTATTCTTGTTATTTATTCTTATTTGGGTAGCGCCCGTGCTACCCTCGGGGGTAGCGCCCGTGCTACTACTGGGTGGCTCCCCTGCTACCCCTAATGGCAGGGGTAGTTCTCCTGCTACCCCTACATAATTGGGGTTATTAAAATTCACCCAATACGAGTTTGGAAGGCTTCTACCATTCTTAGAAGAGGTCCGTTTCACGATGACACCTAGGTCCACCAACTTGTTAACCGACCTAATAATGGTTGTTCGGTGGTACCCAGTCTGCGCTGCCAAATGGTCATATGTAGTCCACAGTTCCTGTGTTTTGCCATTCATGTAGCCAATCATTTCCAACAATACGTCCGTAGTTGTAGCGTCTCCTCTAAGGTACTCTCGTAGCCATTTGGGGTACTGAAGAAAAGGTCCGTCTGCCATTTGGTGCTCCTTGTGAGTGGGTTCGCAGTTTACACCTTTATGCAGGGTCGTCAAGAGGGGCGTATGATAGATGCTGAACTCCTATACCAGAAAGAGATTTATGGCTACCAAAAAAGAAGTTTGGGATACACCAGACCCCTCTAAAAAAGACAAGAAGTTGACCCCTGAGCAAAAGTCTGAAGCGAAGGCTCGTGCTAAAAAAGCAGGTCGCCCTTATCCAAATCTTGTGGACAATATGGCTGTGTCCAAGAAAGCGAAGAAGTAATGCCTGCAAAGAAAGACCCCCGTTTAGAGCGTGCTGGCGTCTCTGGTTTCAATAAGCCAAAAGCAACTCCAGACCATCCAACTAAATCTCATATTGTTGTTGCCAAAGAAGGCGACCAAGTTAAAACCATTCGCTTTGGTCAACAAGGTGTACAAGGTTCACCCGATGGTTCTGCACGTAATGATTCTTTTAAAGCCCGACATGCTAAAAACATTAAGAAGGGCAAGATGAGCGCCGCTTATTGGGCAGACAAGGTGAAGTGGTGAGCGCATTAACTGACGACCTTAAAACACTGATGGCTGATGCCATTACAATGTACTTTGTGGCACATGGCTACCACTGGAATGTTGAAGGACAAGACTTCTCTCAGTACCATGACCTTTTTGCGGATATCTACGAAGATGTTTACAGCAGTATTGACCCCATTGCAGAAAACCTTCGCAAATTGGATGAGTATGCGCCATTTACCCTCAGCAAGTTTACTGACCTCCGCACCGTTGAATCAGTAGAGGTTAAGCCTGAGCCACAGGCAATGGCAAAAGCCTTGTTGAAAGTTAATGACGGTGTCCTTGAAACAATCAACAAGGCTTTTAAGTCTGCCGAAAAAGCAGGCGAGCAAGGCATTATGGACTTCCTAGCAGGTCGTGATGACATGCACAAGAAGTGGCGTTGGCAACTAACTGCCTCCACTAAGTCCTAATAGGACTCTCACTTCTTCCATAGTTGCTGGTGTACTAATAACGGTACCGTTTGGCATCACAACTGTAACCATGCAATCGCCATCGGGTGCTACTAGTTGTGTGCGTTCCTCAACGTATTCTGGCACTGTAATTTTTACTTCAGATGCAACTACTGTTGGGTTGCTTGTTTCATTGCGCTTTTGAATAGCCGTAGGCATAGATTCAAATTCTTCTTTGCTAAATGAAACTGGGTTGTCTTGCACCATGATTGGAATAAGTCCATTAGATAGTTCTTTCACAGCCACTCCTAAGTCAGCGGCAACTGTTACAAGGTTGTCCATTTTTTCGTTACCGTCTTCATCCCAAAGTACAAGAAGTACACCGTCAATTTGACTGAGTGTTTTGATAATTGTAATTTCAGGAGTTTCGGATTTGACCATGTCTTCACTTGCATCCAAAAGAATCTTAGGACATGTGTCAGGAGACTGGCAGACTAGACGAAACTCTGCTTCGTTCTCTAACAAGAAATCAAAAGCCCGTTCTTCACTGGAAGAAGGCTTCTTTGTTCCAATAATGTAGAAGGTGTTGCCCTCTACTCCAAGTTCTTTCAAACCATCTTCAATGATGTTCTTGGGGCATGAACCGCCACCTAAAATGCCATATGTTGCCATGTATATCCTTATCGTATTGTTTTGCGCTTAATGTTGTCTCCGAAGAGCATCACTAAACGTACCACCGCATGGCACACTCCTGCAAGTGTCGCTACGGCTAGCCCATCAATATACGGGTCAGGTGTACCCAATAACAACGTTATGGGGTAACTAAGTATGATGGTAAAGACAATCTTTACCCAAGGCATTGCTTCTTTAGGGGTTAAGGAGTCTGCAAGTTGTACAAGTTTGTATACGGCTAATGATGCAATTATATAATCCATTATTTTCCTGAGTAGTAGTGCCAATCCAAAGTGTACTGGTTAACCATAGTAACAGGCACAACGTACTGAGATAAAACTCTTTCAGTAGTTTCAATTGTACGTTGACGGTCTAACAGATAGTATGAAAAGTCACTATTTCTACCAATGTCTCCCCAAAAATAATCAAAAATACCTTCTCCTGCAACACCCGATGTTGAAGGTATATAACCGCCATCACGGGTATCACCGTCAAAGTATTCGCCTACAAAACTAGGTTCCCATAACCAACGTGCAATACGGACAGTACTTCCACCAGTCATTTCAAATTCTAATACAGGTACACAATCTATTAATCCTGAGGCACTTGCCCCTGATTGTGGAGCATACTCAAACACACGGCGCTGGGGTGTATCAGAAAGCGTTGGTGAGGTGTTGTCCCAATCTTCATCCTGATAATGGGTTTCGGTAAACCAGCCCGAAGGTGGAGAAGACGACTGCATTGTTTGCTTATCTGCATAAGTCATTGTGTGTATTCCTGAAAATGACGCACCAGCAGATGCTGCTGTGTCAAAGGAACAATAATATGTTTGCAAGGCATCATACGGAAATGCTTTTTGAGGGTAAACCCGAACAGTGTTTACTGAAGAACCCCATGCTGGGTCCATCGTTATGTTGATACCTTCAGCATCTTGAGATACTGAAAGGTACGGAGGACTTCCGGGCAAAGAGTCTGTTGTAGAAGTTACAATACCCCAAGTTGATGTTGTTGTCCGTGTTCTGTTGTAACTACCTACAGTGTCAGCAGTTGTAGAACTTACCGCTTGTTGGAATTTTGGGTCAGAGATAAAATTAACACGTTGTGCATTAATATGGAAAATGTGCGGAAAAGAAGCGGCGGCGGGGTTGTATTCATATGATGCCCCACACCCAGACATTCCGGAAATGTATGAAACAATACTTCCAATTGTTCCCTTACGTTGTCGTAGTGAACCAATATTATTAAGCAATGCCCGAGCCTTGCTAGTCCCTAAATCATTTATTCCAATTTCTAAACCTGTTTGGATTCCAAGTTGTTCTAACGCAGGGGTTACTGCAATGCTTGGGTCATTAGAAAGAGCAACACTGTCAATTAGTGTTCTTGTTCTGTCAATCTCATTACCAAATAATTCAAGAAATCCATAAAGAGGTGTGTACCCACCGGATAACACTTCTTGTCCTTCATCTAAAGTTCGGTAATACTCTGGAATATGTGACCAAAGAGAATCAATAGATTCATATTGAGTTGGCATCTGTATATACAAAGAAGCCTCTTTGTTGTACCAATAATCAACCCCTGCTTGGTACCTAACAAACAAAGAATAATAAACCCAACGTCCTTCAAGGATTTTAGGGGTATCTATAAACGATGAGAAATTTGCTTGAGAAGAAATTTCTAAAACTATAGAACCATCTTTAATGGTTACAGGTTCTCCTGTAGATGACGAGACAATTACAAGTTCTACAGGAGATGCTACGGAAGCACCTATTGTAGAACTTTCTAATACAAGAGGTTCATTTAACAACCACTCAAGTTCTACTGTAGTAGCAGTTACAATATTTGCACTAAATGTACTGGTACCTGTAGCAGAAGGTAAGATTGTTGAAACATTATCTGCCCTAATAGATGTG